AATTTTTGCTTCTGATGTGTTTCCATTGTTTGTAGAACTTCTAAAAGAAGCTACTAAATCGCTTGTACCTCCAACATCTAAAGTAACTACTGGAGTAACACCTATACCAACTTGTTCAGAACTATTAATAGTTATAGCAGTTGCATCTGCGTTATCGTCTATACCTTGTGAAGTAAATGCTCCTTGGACAGTCAAATCTACTACAGAAAGACTTGCAAAAGCGTCTGTAACTGCTGCTCCACTACCAGCACCATCTAAATAGACTGCTTTTACATCACCATTTGGTATGGTTACGTTAGCTCCAGAGCCTTGTGAAATAATTATGTCTTGAGAACCGCTCGTACCGTTTTCAATAAAATGCATCCTACTCATAGTATTAGGTGCAATTGTTATAGTACAAGTTGAGTCTAGTGTACCTGTATATTTGATATACATAGCTCTACCAGGATCTGTAGATCCATCAGCTACAGTAGTAGTGTGAGTATCTGCGTTTGTAGTTATTGCTTCTGTGCCAAAGCCTAGTGCTTCACCAATCAACTCCAAGTTGGTGTTTGTACTTGTTCCCCAAGTTCCTGACTCATCACCAGTAGCTATTTCTTTAAGTCTTAGATCATTTACATAAGTAGCCATTTATATCTCCGTTCATTTGATTATATTACCTTTCTCTTGCATAGTTAAGCAACATCTTCCCAATTTGGGGTCTGGCTATCATCTATGGTTGTAAAACTAGGCGTTTGATCTTCATCTATTTCACTAAAGTTAGGGGTTTGAGATTCGTCTATAAGGCTCCAGACAAAGGGTTCTCCTAATTCTCCTGTAGCTGATACACCTGTTATTGATACTCCAGCTTTTGCTACAATCGTTACAGACCCAACCGATCCAGTAGACGAAACGCCATCAATATCAAATATTGCGTTATGATGTATGGTTACGGTACCAACTGCGCTAGTAGCGGAAAGTCCAGATACAGGCACATTTGCCTCTCCATCTACATCAACTGATACAGCTCCTAGTGTACCTACAGCAGATGGCAAAGTAGCTACTGCTTGACCATTTACTCCAACTCCTGATACTGCTCCTGTAGCTGACTGTCCAGTAGGCGTTACATTAGCCTCTGCGTCTATAGATGGCGTACCTAAAGCACTTGTAGCAGATTGTCCAGATGGTGTGACATTAGCTTCGGCGTCTGTTGTTATAGATCCTAGGGCGCTAGTGCCTGATTGTCCTGTAGGGGTTACATTTGCTTCTGCATCTATAGAAACCGTACCTAAAGCAGAAGTTCCAACTTGTGAAGCAGGCGTTACATTTGCTTTTGCAACAACGGTTAAAGATCCTACGGATCCTGTTGCAGCGTTAGGTGCAGTAAGCGTAACAGGATTAGGTTCGCCCCACGTATCGGAACCCCAGGTTCCACGACCCCAGCCCGTTATATCAGCCATAGGCTACTAAGCTATTCTTATGATAGCTGTACTTGCTGCTGCCGCAGGAAAAACTACCGTAAAATCACCTGCGGTAGATGTTTTATCTCCACCAAAATCAATAGTAGCTACTGAAGCGTTAGTTGCAGATGAGTTATAAATCATACAACCCCTAGCAGTAATCGTAGCTGTTCCAAACGTCAAATCAGCAAAATCAGTAAATCCTGTAGTGCCGCTTGAAGTAGGATCCACTCTAGTTAGGTTAGCCCCTCCAGATGTGTAATTGGTACCACTAGCTTGCCCTGTTGTAGTAAAAGCCGTAGTGGTTGCACCTAAAGTAGCAGAACTGGTGTATAAAGCCAGTTTAAAAGTACCCCCGCCGCTGTTTTTGAAATTGTGCGTACCTTCAAGAAGTTGTTTCTTAAAACTTGTAGTCAAAGTTGATGTTATAGCCATATTTATATCCTTTTTACAATTTTAGCTACATCTTCCTCTCCAGCCTTAATTAGCTCTTGAATCAAGGTAGCCTTATAGGATTTTATAGCATTTTTTATATAAATTAAACACACCTGTCTAATTGCTTCTTTATAGGCTTTAGCTTGTTCTTTAACGTGAGGTTCGTTATCTTCAGATACACCTACTATTTTTTCAGTCAAACGATCTGCCCAAAACTCAGGAGGGTGTCCTCCAAAGTTAGTGGTTTGCGCTTCTATAACACCTAAAGCTGGCAACGCGCCTGGAGTAATTTCATCTACCATACTTTTGGATCTCCTGCTTTTGACTCTTTTAGATGTGTATCATACCTATCCATAAGCATAGGTTTTTGCTCTACTTCTTTTTGTTCTACTTGGCTTTTGTCAAAGACTCTTAGTTTGTTTTCTTGATCATGTACAATAATTTTTGGATCATCTAGGCGATGATAACCGTACAATTTATCTTCTACAGGTATAGATGTATCTAACAAGGTTGAAGAATTAGCAACTTCTACTTGTATACCTGCGCCTTGACATTTAGATAACCAATACTCAACACATCCTCTACCTGACTCTGCAAAATATAAATTTCCTGTATAAGTAAAATCTACACCAAACATTTTTATACAGCCTACTTTGTTCCATAACGCAAAAGCTATTGCGTAGGCAACTGTATTATTGAGGTAGTAACAGTTTAACTCTCTGACCACTTCTTCTATAGGGTACAATACAAGTCCTTTTGCCCTTTCATCTAGCTCGCATGTATATATGGGTCCTTCATGCGTTTTTAGTATTTTGATCATGGAATCTGTTTGACCACCCGCATCGTCGCTGTCAAAAAAACGACTGGCTGGATCCATCATAAAAATACGATCATGGAATATGACGTCTGCTACGGCATTTATTGCCCAGACTTCGTCAAAATGTACTCCGTGTGATTTAGCAAGATTGTAGTCAAACCAACTACGTCCCATTCCTACGATGGCTACAGTCTTGCCCTCAAGTTTCTTGATAGGCTTCATACTTTCTCCTTTTAACTTACATTTGAGCGAAGTGAGTCATAGCGATATTCGTCGCGTCTTCCTCTAGCTTCTGCTCTATTTTTCAATCTAGCAATTTCTTGTTGGAATCTATTTTCGTAAGTTGCGAGTAAATCTGGTTCACCCTTCATAAAAGTATAGCCCTCGACTAACGAGCCATAAAGCAGAGCGTCTCTGGCATTTACGGAAAGCCAGGTGCCGTCTGTATTTGAAACCAAACTGTTTGGTCTATATAAATAATGCAATTCTACTGAGTAGTTTGCATCTGGTAATGGCGCGACGGTGATAGTTGTTCCAGAACTTCCAGAAGTGCTGTATTCCTTATCAAAGTCAGCGTAGTATTTAGGCAGTCCTCTCAGACTGGTATCAGTTATATCAGGAGTATATTCCTGCATAAAACTGGGGTGTTTCTTTTCCAGAAAATGATAGTCACTTGAACTATCAATTACTGCTAACGAAAAACTCAGAATAAAATCTGTAGGACAAGTCAGAAAACGGTTTCCTGTTGTCAAACTACCTGTCACATTTTTCCTAAAGAAATCTTCTTGTACTAAATTAAATATACGATCTTCTGCATTTTTTACAAAATCAGGTATTGTCGTATTGAACGTACTTTCATTGTTGTCCAGAAAGTTTTGTATCAAAGTATATAATTCAGTATAAGTCATGTTGTGATTGTAACTGTTCCCACACTTCCTGTCATTTCAGGTGTAGTAAAATTGGTACCCAAGATAGATGGATTCATAGACAAAGAATTTATGCTTGTAGCCGTAAAATTGTTTGCATCTGATACAACTACAAATCCCTCACCAACTTCTTTATCATTGTTGGGTCTTGGGTTGTAAACTGCTTCTGGGTCTGTAATTACTGGTCTTGGATCAATTTGAGGAGCTTTTGGTTCAAAACATTCGCTACAAACTTTTAAATTGTTCCATTCTTCTTTGAGTTCATGCAATTTGTATTCAAAACCACAACGATCACAAAGGCCACGCGCAAACTTTCCAGTAGCGTAAGCCACTAATAACTACTCCTCATAGATGGTTTTATACGAAATGATGCTCTATCTTCGTCTTGATCGGCTGCACGTCTAAATTCTTCTTCGTAAGCAGCCTTTAGCATTTGCATACGATCAGGCGCTCTCTTTATTGATATGTAGTAAGCCAATCCAGCGGCAAAACAAGGATAGAACCTAAATGGCATATCTAATGTATTGATAGCTGTATCGGCATCATCCATTCTGACTATTTTGTTAAAAACCAATATATCCGTAGAGTTTTCAGGGCTTGGCCATATTTTTATTACGGGTGTAGTTAGCTTGTCAAAAAAGAACTGCGAAGGTCGGCTTTTTGTATCTTTAGTTGGTATATTCAAATATTCAGAGCGACTGATTCTGTTCATACTTGTATCAGTTGTTTCACTATTAACTGTTCTACGCAACGACATATCTAATATATCAATTACGTTAGAATTCAAAGAATAACTAGAAGTTCCTTCTGTTACAGTTTGGGTAGCTTGTTCTATTGTCCATTGATTTAAACCTCTATTGGCCCATTCTGCCAACATAAGATTTATAGATCTTTTTGCTGTTTTAAGATCGTATCCTGTTCTTAGTTCAATACCACAACGCTCAAAAGCTTCTTCAACAAACTCGGTTACGTTAGGTTCAAAATCTGTACTGCCTGAAAGTGCCATTACTCGTCCTCTGCATATAGATTATCAAAAATTCTGTTTACATCCAACGTATAGTCTAAATCAGACTTTGAATAATGTATATGTGCGGATGGTCTAAAATCAGGTGCGCCTGATCCAGTCTCAAACCAAGCGGGGTGGGTAACTCTTACACGATTATTTGGTAACGCTACGATATTACCTGTCCATTCTCCTGCGTCTAATAATTCTAAAACATGACTTTGTTTATGTTGGGCAGGATCATCAGCTATCTCATTTTCAGCATAATCAACAGTAAACATGTATTTAGCTGGGTAAAAATTACCATCTATTTTAGCCAGCCAAGGACAAGGTGTGGCTCTATCTAATACGTAAACGGCATGATGGTGTGAAGAACAATCCCAAGGTTGAGCATCGTGAACAGCCATTGGTTCTGGCCACTGTTCAAAAGGTGTATCTCCTACAAGCGCTGTTATTGGCATCCTGGCCCACATAGCGCCACCATGAACTGTATCTTCTTCTTCGCCTTCTGCCTCTATACCTGTAAATATCAATTGAAAACTTAAACAACGGCAAGGCATCGTCGTAACAGCGATAGCCATGGCGTGAAGAAACTCACCGTGATATTTTTCGTGATTATGCGTATATTCTTTTCTGACCCAGCATTTGAAATGTGGGATGTTGCTTTGTAAGTAAGCCACTTACGGCCTACCTTTCCCGCCCTTTTTGTATCCTTTAGATTTCATTGGGCCACCCTTGTTCATACCTTTGCTTTTGTATACGCCGCCTTTACGCATGCCTTTGCTTTTGGCGACACCGCCTTTACGCATACCTTTGCTTTTGTATACGCCACCTTTACGCATACCTTTTGATTTTACTTGGCCGCCAGCGGCATACCCTTTTGTTCTTTTATACATAGTAAACCTTTATTTTTTAGTAGTTTTCTTTTTAGCAGGTGCTTTTTTCTTAGCTGGTGCTTTCTTTTTTGGAGCAGCCTTTTTCTTAGGCATGTTTAAGTAGATCCTTGTTTCCTCTACTGGCTCATCAGGTCTTACCTTTGCATTTTGTCTAGCCTTCATTTTGGCATCCATTTTTTTATCTGCTGCTTTTTTTGCTGGCATAATTATCTCCTAAGATATAGTCGTTACTTTACGACGATTGTTCATAACTTTACCACAGCCTTTTGCTATGAATCCACCGTTTTCCTTCTTCACACGATTTTGTTGAGACATGGCTTTTTCAATAGCCATACCTCTTTTCATTTCGTATGAAGATATATTACCGTCTTTGTTAAGATCAGCTTTTAATTTGTTTTTTAGCATCTCTCCTCCTCTGCTTACAGAAACTCTAGCTTTTTTTGTATTTGCTACTACGGTTTTACCTTTTGCACCCGCAGCTTTTTTCTTACGTGCAGTTTTGGCACGTTCTGACTTAGATAGACTTTGAGCTTTAGCTTTTGGCAAACATCTATCTGGATTCTTTTTATTTTTACTGGTTCCACACGGTCCCTTAATAGAACCATCAGTACCTATTCTTACCCAGTTTTGTTCTCGCCACTGTTTAAGTTGTCCCATTATCTCAATCTATTTGGCATTACTCTGCCTTGTCCTCTTACGTTAAATACCAATCCCCCTCCAGCTTTCTTAACCCGTTTCTTTTTCTTAGAGTCTTTTGCATAGTTTGGATCTTTACAATATTTTGATGCGGCCATATTTGCATAGGCAGAAGGATATGTATCAAAAGTACGTTTTGCCCAAGCCTTGCCAGCTGGACATATTTTACCGCCGCTTTTAGCTTTTGCCACTTAGCATCTCCATTGTCTTCTTGACCAATAATTTGCTTTAGTTCTATCGTCTCCTAGATTTTTACTGCGAGCGCAGTAAGCTTTTCTTTTTTTAGGATTGCTAGGATGTGCGCCTAATTTTGGGTCGCCAAAAGTTACCCGTTTAATTTTTCCAGAGGAGGGAACTCTAACAAAAACTTCTCTAGTTTTCTTACCGAACCCAGGAGAACCCTTAGAGATTCTCCTTGGTTTGTTCAGAGTTACCTTTTTGCCCCTGTATTCAGCCATATTAAGCGTGGAAAACAGTCATATTTGTAAAAATAGTGGTGCCTGCTGTGTAAGGCACGTAAACGCCGTTTTCAAAAACGATACCTTCAGAAGGTATTGTTACATCTCTTTCAGCTGTTGCACTTGCTACAGTACCTAAAGACAAACGTGTTGTACCACTTTCTCCAGCATCAGAACTATCTCTAAAATTAACAGTTCCAGCTGTAGATGAATTTACAATAAAAGTTCCTTTCAATCTGGCACGACCAGCAAAAATAACGTCTATTGCTGACGTATTCATGCCTGCCGTAACAGCTCCAGCCGTTGCATCATCCACAGCAATTTGCGTCACAGTTTTAAAATGTTTACTGCTAGTTGCTGCGGCTGTATCAGCACCCGTAACCGCTTCAGAAATAGAATCGCCGTTTGCATCAGTACCAGTGACCGTAAAGGTTCTTCCAGAATCATCAGCAGCTGAAGTTATAGTTACTTGGCGGGCTGCTCCAAACGTGGCAACACCACCAGATGCTTTAGCACCATTTATAGTAAGGTTGCCCGCGCCTGATGGCGTCTGCGAGTTTGCAACTCCATCTGCATCAGCAGCGTCGGTGTCAGCCTCAATAAAAACTGCTTTTACATCCGAGCCAGTTAGTCTACCTGCCATTGTTTACTCCTATCTTTCTACTGCTGCAACTACATAGTCAATTGTCATAGTTTTAGCGGCTGCCGCACCATTTTGAATACCAAAAGAAACTGTCAGTTCTTCGTCATCTGGTAGATTTGTATTTACTACAGAAACTGGTGCTGCGTTGTTTACAGAATAAAATACTTTAGAAGCATCTGGATCAATAAACCAAGTAACAGTAACAAAAGTATCGTCTTCCATAGTGTGAATAGCTGTAGTATCTGTTGATGTGCTATCTTTTTCTACAATAAAGTCTAAGTTTGTATCACCATCGTCTTTAATGAAGAAAACACCGTCAGTGGTAGCTAATGGTGTTGTGTCAGTAATTTGTAAACCCATTACAAAATCTGATTGTGTTGCATCACTCACTTTGAATCTAGCAGAGAAATATGCTTTTTTACTAGAGCTTAATTTAAAACTTTCACCTTTTAATTGTAAAAAGTCTAAATCGTTATCAGCATCATCATTTGTAATTAATAAAGCCCCACCCGCTTGTGATGTAAGAGCTTCACTAGCATTACCTGCACCAGCTTCAGTTGTAGTGATTGTCCAATCGCCAGAATTATATGTAAAAAAATCATTATGATACATATAAAATGTTTGATCTGACGGATATGGTACGAACATGGGTTGGTTTTTCTTATGCTCAGTTGCAACAGTATTACCCGCCCATAGTATTAAGTTTTGAAAATGTGGATTAGCCATTATGAACTCCTTATATTTGTATTAATGGAAACTGCACGCAGCCCTCATTAAGCTAATTAAACACTTTTCTATCATATATCCATTTTTTTAAGAAATAAAGTAAAAAAAAGGGATGCCGAAGCATCCCCTTTTCCTAGTAGTCGGGTGACGGTGACTACTATTTGCCGTTAAGCTCCTTGAGAACCGTATACAGCTCTAAAGTTAGAGTATCCAAATGAATACCTTTCTCTAGCTTTGTATCTCATGTTTCCAGTATCAAAGTCGCCTTCTAGTGCAGTTGAAAGAGGTGATCTTTCAAAGTGCTTAAATCCATCAGGACAATCAGTTTTGATAAAGAAAGCGTCTGTATCAGTTAAGTAGTGGTTTACTACATAACCATCAGGCAACATTCCTGTGTTTCTGATTGCGTTGATGTCATTGTCAGAAGTACCAACTCTCCCTGGAGAACTGAGTAGTCTGTCAGCTACGAATTGAAGTTGAGGTGGAACAATTAGTTTCATTCCTCTCAAAGCAATTGTTAAGCCCCTGTCATCAGTGAATGTTGATATATTTATCAAAGCATCCTCTAATGAAGTTTCATTAAGGTCAGCCATAGTTGTAGCTCTGTTTGCTAGTGTACCACCCCCACTTAAAGGGTGATCAGTAGCAATTAGGACTTTACCATCGCCTCCTGTTGTAGAGAACGCATTGTTCAATACAGCAGCAGCCTTAATTTGCTTAGTATTAGCCATAGATCTCGCTAACGCCTTAGTGTATCTAGCACCAAGTCTGTCATAGAGATTATCTTCAACAGCTTCTTCTGTTAATGCAAAAGCCAAAGCAACTGTTTCGTGAGTGTAACGTGAAGTGTAGCCTTCAGAAGCGTTATCAAATCTAACGCCTGTACCTTCAGCTTTTACTTCAGCATTACCGAAACCTGAAATTAGAACTTCTTCTTCAAACGCTCTATCAGAAGATTCAGTATCAAAAATTTCAGCGTGTTCAGCTTCATACCTGGAGTATTCCAACCCAAAAAGGGCGTTCAATCCAGGCTCTAGTTCTTTCGCTAATTGCGCTCTATTTATTGCCATTATTAAACTCCCGTTACTGTGGTATAGAAATGCTCATTAATATATACGATTGCATTTACGTTTGCGGATCCAGTAGTGCTATTAGATGGATCAGTAGAGAATCCTACGATTCTAAACTGAGCCGAAGTAGCCGCTGTGGTAGAAGAAATTTCTGCCGCAGACATACCAGTCTTTGTAGACCCAGAAGTGTAAGCCAACTCTACGTTGTTACCTACAGCTGTCTGAGCTAAAGATCCTGTGCATTGCACTTCAAATAGTGTATTAGGATCATCCTCAACAAATGCAACGATATCCGATGAAGTTGTAGCAGTTGGATAGTAAGAAGAGAATACTACATCTCCATTGCTATCCGTATATTTACAACCTCTGAATATCCCCAATAAAGTTGTTGCAGCACCAGCTACTAAAATAGTACCTGTGTTCAACATCTTAACTGGGTCGCCCGAAAAGATATTTCCAGTCGCGCCCGAAGCAATCTCGTATTCAGTAACGCCGCCATTAGCAACGCCACCGCCTTTTTTGCCTACTGAACGAAACCCGAAAGGTGCATCTTTATTTGCCATAATAAGTTTTCCTTATTCAGTCAGTTAATTAATTACAGTGATAATCAATCACGATTACCACCACCAAAAGTTACGCTTGTTTTTCTCTCTGGTCGTAAGATCGGAGAGCTTGGATCAGATTCCTTCATTAAGTCATGGTCAACTGCGTCTTGTTGCAGTTGTGCGCGGTCTGAAAAGTAGGCGTTTCTTTCATTTCGCGTTTCTGTAGGAATCTTGGCCAAAAGCAAACCACCCACGGAAACTACTCCTGAGTGCTTTCCATCGTCAAGCGTAGGAATTTCAAAGCCATCTAACTCTTCAGCTCTGACAAGGTCGAAACCTTCTCTTAGCCTAGCAGTTACATTTTTCTTATCTTCCTGTCCAACGATTTCAGCTCTTATCCACCTGTATTCATATCCTTCAGGTGCATCAGGTGTTTCCAACATTGATGGACGACGCCAAGGTTTGCGAGCAGTATCTTTCGCTCGAGTTTCAGCAGAACGTGGTGTTCTGTTTTCAGTAGATGCTTGAGCATCAATTGATTCGTTTAATTCTGTTTCTTTTGTCATTTGTCTACCTTTTTACGTGTTTAGCATATTCTTGTAACGGTACATTCAAACGACGTGCCATTTCGACTTCGGCTTTAGTTAGCCTCACTTGTCGTTTGCGTCCAGAGCTTTCGCTTCTACCAGCGGGCGCTACAGTTTGCTGTATTTTGCCCTTTGGCTCGGCCTCTTCCACACCGTTAAATTTATGTGGAAACTCAGCTCTTATACGTTTATCGATTTCAGTATAGTATGTTGGGTCGTTTGTATCAAACCCTTCTTCCTCTACCAATCTTCTATGTATGTTAAATGCTACTAAAGTCATAGCCTCATCTTCACCAAACCACTCGTTTTTACTAGCCCAGTCTTCAGCGGCTGGATCGGGATCAGGGGTGGCTTGTGGTTGTTGAAAGCCTTGCGGTATCTGAGTCTGTTGATACTCAGTAGTAGGCTCGATAGACAACTTAGTGTTAGCTAATTTACTTTCTTCGACAGTTATCTTGTCGAGAATATCTTGAGCTTTCGTTACTTTGTCCCAATCTTGGTCTTGATAAGCAGATTTTAAAACTGCGTTAGCTTGCGCCCTCTGAGCTTTTAATCTGTTTTCAGCCTCTGATTGGTAATTTTCTGCATACGCTGACGTATTTTTCTTCAAAGCTTCATTTTCAGCTTGTAAGTTTTTTGCGTATTCGTATGCCGATTGAGCCGCGCGTTCTTGTTCGCGCATTTTTTTGGTTAAAGTAGAGATTCTTTTCTGAACATTCTTGGAGTAATCCTCCAACTCGTCTTGCTCTGCATCGGCTTGAGTCTCTTGTTCAGAGATATCTTCGATAGGAGCGGCTGACTGTTCAGATTCGGATTCTTTTACCTCTTCCTCAAGTTCTACGACTTCGGTAGGCTCTTGTTCCTCAGTCTGTATTGCTTCATTTTCTTGCATGATTTCCTCTCATGTTTAGACACTAACGATATCGTCAGGGTCTTCTATAGTTGCAATGACTTCGTCATCGTTAATAATACGGCACTCTGCATCGTCGCCAAGTTTAAACCTAGCTCCTGCATATCTACCAATTAATACCCATTCTTTTTCTTGGCACCAAGGGGTATCGCCAAATTTATTTCTATCGGCATAACAAAGAGGACCCATCTTCACTACGTAAGCCACCACAGTAGCTAGGGATTCTCTTTCTACAGTTTCTTTAGCTAGAACAATACCACCTTTAGTAACGGCTTTGCCTTTGTATGGCAAAATCAACAACCTCCAACCTGTCGGTTGAGGCATACGTTCTAAGTAGGATTTTTCTAATAAAGTTGGGTCGAGAACTCTGTCATCTGAGTTGACATAAGCTTGATCCAATTCTGACTTTTCTTCTTCTGGTTTTTGCTTTTCAGCTTCAACCTCTCTTGCGATATGATCAGGTACCAGTACCTCTTTCATCGTTTTCTACACTCCTTTCCAGCAACACCCTTAATTCTTGCTCTACGTCTTCGAGGGCATTGTAACGACCACGTAGATAGTTATATTCTTGGAAATCTTTGGCACCGTTCATAATCAAGTCTTCTAAAGATTCTTTTTTTTCTTTAAGAATCTTTTGTAAGGCTTCGGCAAGCCAAATTAAATCCATTAATAAATACCAGAAAACTTGCCACCAAATTCAGCAGCACCCATACCTCTAGCCTTGCCTTTACCCATACCTGGTTTTGGTGTGGTGTTGGCATCAAAAGACTTTGCTTTCTTTGTTTGCAAAGTGCCTTTGTTGGAATAGGATTGTTTGCCGTCTAAAACTTTAGGTGTTTTCTGTTCGTTTACTTTTGTAACTTTAATCATATTTATAACTGTTTTAATCCAAGATCAATTAATTTTAGTTCCTTTTGTTGGTCAAGTCTATCCCTCGTCGTATCGTCCTTCATTTCTGCGATATCTTTTTGAGCTTCTATACGCTCGCGATCTATCTGATCTTGGCGCATTTGGTCCATAGCGCGTTGTTCTTCACGCTGCATAAACTGCTGTTGTTCTTGGTTAAGCTGCTGACCTTTTAAAGCTAATTCTTGTTTCCTGATCGTAACTAAAGGATCTTCTTCTTGAGGAGTACCAATCTGTTGCGAAAACTGTATGACTAGCTCTGACATGATTGGCGCACTAAACTGAGCCAGTATGTTAGACGCTTCGGCTTGCATTTGTTGCGCTTCAACAGGTGATGCTTGTTGCGCCTGTTGTTGCAACTGTTGATACTGTTGCATAGCATCAGGCGGCATTTGTTGCTGCGCGATTATGTCTGCTTTCATCTGTAAATGCTGCATACTGTGAGCAATGATATTGGCTTGTACCTGCGCGTTTGTTTGAACAGGCTGTAGGCTTAAAAGACTGACGTGTGCTGCAATATGTGCATCGTGGTTTTGTTGTGGAAAAGCTTGCGCTGGAGCGCCCATCATCAATCCGCTGTTTTCCATACCCGCCTCCATTGGTGGAGGTTGTGTTGGAGGCGGTGGAAGAAGCAGTTGGTCGATGTTGTCTACTCCCAATGAAGCGTACATTCTTTTGTAAGCCTCGTAGACTCCACCTGGCCCGTGTATTTGAGGATTAGATTGAACCAACTGCATCATTTCTTGGGCCATAACTATACGTTGACTGGTAGAAAATATATCTGGGTTGCTAACAGGATAAATGTCGATGCGCCCGTCAAAATCACTTTGTTTAATCTCATTCATACCACCTGAAACCAGATAGGGATAAGTGGGTGGTAAGCTTTGAGCAAAGATATCTGATAACAACCCAAATTCTTTTTTCTGAGCGTTATGTAAACGCTTGTGTATCGCACTTAAAACTTTTGTAGATTTTTCCATCAAAGCCAAAGTTGTACCTACGGGTGCTTGAGAGTTGCCTTCACCTACAGCTATTTCTGCAATAGAAGCAAATCGTTGTCCTGATTGCACCAATAAGCCTAGTAACGACAACAGGGTGCCACTTGGCTCTTTGAATGGTAATGGTTGTATTGCGTCTCGCAAAGAACCTGCTGGCGCATCCACGTCTCTGAACTCACCAGGTTGAATGGGTTCATCTTCATTACGTATACGGATGCCTCGAGTCTTAAAACCAGCAGGTAAATTGGAAAGCGTACCCGCATCTATCAATTGTCTTAGAATAGATGTAGACGCTTTAGACAACCCACCAATCATGTGGGTCAAACCGAAACCGTAGAAACCTAGACCTGGTAAAAACTTGAAGTGAACAAAATATTCAATCTTGTTCTTCATCGGGTCTTCAGGTTTGAAATTTCTACGTATAGATAATATGTCTTCTGTTGTTGAATCAATGGTAACGATGTATGGCAGTTTTACGCCAGTTTCTTCACCGTTCTCGTCCACGTCCTCAAATCCTTCAAGGTCCAAATTACAGTGAACTTCGTAAAGCACACACACCTCGTCAGTTTCAGACGTGGGTTCGATACCTTCCAACTTTTCTTTCTCCGTATCCAAAGAGGAATAATTGTCAGATCCATCACCAGGCTCTAATTCTGTACGTTTGTAAAAACCAATTGCTTGTAGCTTTTTGACGTCGTTTTCAGGCATCTTGATCAAATGCGTTATACGTGGGCAAGATTCTAAGTCAGTCGTATAGTAAGGTACGATCAAATCTTCGGGTGCTATAAACTTAGATACGGGTCTTTGTAGGTTTTCGTCGTAGTAAACTTTTTTGAACGCAGATCCAGCCAACGGCAGATAAAACAACATTTGGTCTAAATCTTCATCGTACTCTTCCATTACGTGTACGATTTGGTAATTCATAAACTCGCGCACACGTTGCGCTTGTTCTTCTATTGTAGAGTCGTAAGCACCTACGACTTGCGTTTTAACTGGACCACCAGCGGGTAATAATTCTTTGTAAGCCTGCGCTTGAAACTGAGTTACGGCTTCTCCCAATAACGGATGAATAACGCCGCTTGCTCCCTCAAAAGGTTCTGATCGGGTTTCGTCAAAACGCATACCTAAGTATTTCAAACCGTCGGTATAAGTTTTTTCCCAGTCTTCTCTTGAAGAACGATCATCTTCAATACTGCCTACCAAGTCTATATAAATACGACCCAGCTCGCTGGACGATAACATCTCGGCTAAGTTCTCACCAAACTCAGATGTCATTTGCATTTCAGGTGCGGGTCCAAGTAACGCAGAACCGTCTTCTTGTATTTCTACATCGGCTTCTTGTAAGCCTTCCAATACCTCAATAATATCGTCTTCTAAACCATCGCCAGATTGCGTAGTCGTCATATCCACCTCTTCAGGCATTTGGTTTGCTGGATCGGGTGTCATTCTTTCTATTGCCATTATTCTCTACCTATTATCTGAGGATACATAATTTTTCTATCCTTCTCAGCTTCTTTAGGACTACTATAGCTTTTTATACGTCCTGATTCTATAAAAGGCATGTATTTTTCTAAGAGCTTTTCATTGTCGGTAATAACCTCTCCAGTTTCAGGATCAAATCTAGGCAATAAATAGTGTTTGTCTGGAGCCAGACCAATCGAAGCTATTTTCATTGTTACTACTTTTTCACCCTCTTTTCCTGACTTACCTTTTGATAAAACATTTTGATGAAAATTTTTTAAAAACTTTTTGTTGATATCAAAACGATCATTCTTTGCTTGATTTTCAACAGCCATTAATAATAAATCCTCTGTCTTACTCCCATATCATCGTCATCGTAGTCAGTAGCTAAATTCAAAAAGCCACCTTCTCTGAATCGCATGATAGCTTGCGTCATAGTATCACATAAGTCGTCGTTTTTACCAAAAGGGAAGGACGCACATTCTTCAATCATTTCTTCAGCAAACATACGCTTGGGTGCGTATACCATACCCGCTTCAAAAACAGGAGCGACTGAGTGCATACGAGTGGTCTTATCGTGGCCTCTGGTCGGCGAGTAATTGACTACGGGTATGCCCATACGTCTTAGCTCCTGAGTCAAAGGTGTACCTGAAGCTTTGGCTTCAATCAACACCATATCTGTCTCCCAATAACTGTATTCACGATGGGCTATCTCTTTGAGTTCGGGAAAGTCCCAGCGGCCTTTTTGGCAATCCAAAAGAATAATAGAATCGGGTGCGTCATCTGTCGGTCTAAATACACCCCACGTAGATATAGCAGAAAAGTCAGCCGATTCTTTTTTTGAAAAAGCGGTATCGTAGCTTTGCATGATGTATTGCACGTTGGGCAAGCTGTCGTATTCCCAAGGTTGCCACCATTCACGTTTGATAATTGAACCCTCTTCCGCTGTCGGGTTCTGCATCCACTGAGCGTTCCATTTCATACCAGGCAAAGATGCCTTTACTTTCAATAATTCGTCTTCAGGCCAGAACTCAGGCCAGAGCGGTTTGTCGGTTTCAGGGAATATGGCTGGAAACTCGATCACTTCCCATTGATCAGCAAGGGGTTCTTTTTGCGCTTCCAATAACTTAGCCGTCAAATCAATAGAACTCCAGCGTGTCATTACAATAACAATTGATCCGTTGGGTTGTAAACGCTGTCTCGGACCAGACGTATACCATTCATACGCTGACTCCAGCGCTGTCGGACTGAGCGCGTCTTGCTCAGAATGTGGATCGTCAATAATCAATAAATCCGCACCACGTCCCGTTACCGCTCCACCTACACCTGCGGCGAAGTATTCGCCACCTTTATTGGTTTCCCAACGTCCCGCAGATTTGTTATCGGCTTGCAGTTTGACTTCAGGAAATATTTTTTTGTAATCGTCTTGATCCATCAAGTTACGAACTTTACGACCAAATCGTACAGCCAGTTCCCCTGTATGCGTTGTCTGCATAATCTTCATCTTGGGCTGGAGTCCCATAATATAGGACGGAAAGAAAGTGGATGCGAACTCAGACTTAGTATGTCTGGGTGGCATATTCACGATCAAACGTCGGCACTTGCCTTCGGCAACTTCTTGGAGCTTTTCAGCGAATATTTTATGGTGGCGCCCGCAGATAAACTCAGGCCAGATGTGTTCAACGTAGTTGATAAAACTACTTTGGCACTCGTCTTGTATTTGAAAGCCGTCTAGCTTCTCTTTTAACATCAGAGCTTCTTTCAGCTCTGTCTCGGTTAAATTGGATAGATTCATCCGTCAAACTTCTTACCCGCGTTATCAAACATAATTGAATAGTTGGCGTTGATCTTACGCTGAACTTCGCGGGCGGCGGCTTTGTCGGCGTTGGTAGCGCCAGCCGCGTTGATAATACGTTCTTGTTGTTCGTATATATTTCTAAATACTGGGTTGTATTGTTGTTTGACCGCAGCTATTTCTTCTGGCGTCATACGTGCCAGTTTATTCGCTAGGTCGGTAACGGCTTTACTGCCAACTTTTAGTAACGCTGCACCTGGTATCAGATCGGTTATACCCATACCCATCTGAACAGGATCGCCTTCTTGTATACCTTTTTGCAAAGAAAAGCCAGGCAACATATCCAGTATATTGGAGCCAATCGAAGCAATACCACGTTTGACGGGGCTACGTTCCAAACTGATCGGATCCATTTTCAAAGCGCGGGTCAAAGGGGTACCAAAAGCTTTACGCTTCTCAGCTTCAGTTAGGGGTTGGATTGAACCTACGTCGGGTAGTTCAGCCATCTTACATCATCTGCGCTAGTTGTCCGTCGATAGATTCTTGGCCTGCCATTTCTTCAGCGATCATCATCATCACTTGCTGAATGTCTTCATCGTCGAGTCCCATCTCTTTCAAGGCGGCAACGATTTGTTCTTCACTAGCGCCAGACTGAATCATCTCCATCACCATTGTCATCACTTGTTGTATGACCATCGCATCTGGAGCTACCTCTTGAAGTTCTTGTAAGCCTTTGTCGATTTCGCTTTCGACTGCGCCACCTTCGGCGAAGTTTTTTAAGCCCATATAATCAGCAACCTGCATCAAGTCAGGTACATAAGAAAGAGCGTCACCTAAAGGCGTACCTTTGAAAGCTTGTTGAGAATCTCTAAAAGATTTTTTTTCAGGAAAAAACATTTGTTCTTGTTGCATCAGGTTTCTTTCACCAGAGACTCTATCCATACTAGGTCTGGCTCTACTCATCGCTTCTTCAAAGCTGATTTCACCCATACCGAAAAGCTGGGCATCTCTATCGGAAATGGTTCTGCCCATATCGGCTGCTGTCTTTTGTATCATCATCATACGCTGCTCGGCGGGGCTGATACTTTCTCTGGCGGCTTGGTTTGCAATTAACATGTCTGTATCAGAAATATTCCTAGTATTAAAGGGTTCTTCAAATTCAAAAAATCCTGATTTGGTATTCAGCATTTCATCTCTTAAAGACTCTATACCTTTACTCATATTCTTCTCCTATCCTAATCGTTTTAATAATATCTCAATCTTATTGATATCGCCACCACCAGCCATACCGAGGCGGAGGTTGTTAAAATTAAGATTGGGTTGTTGTATGTTCATATTCTGCAACTGACTGACTATATCCGTAGGTATGTTAGGGTTGGTTACAGGTAGTTCTCTTTGCGCTCGGATTCCTAAATCTTGTCCTGTTACTGGAAACGCTTGTTGTTGTACTGGAGGCGGCGCTACTGCTGCTTCATTCTGTCTGCCAATCGCTCTTTCATCTTCGAATCCCATATAGTTAGGATTATAAGTATCTATACTTGATAAATATTCATCTGGGGTAGGCGCTGTTTGTACGCCTGTAGTTCCTGTTGTTGGTTGAGATGCACTCAAAGTATCTATTTGTCCTTGTAGGTCAGCTTTCTGATCCGCTAGAGCTTTGGCTTGTTGTTCCGCAGCAGTAGATCTGATTACGTCTTGTTCTGCAATAGCTGCATCTCTCTCTTGAGTAAGTGCGTCTATATTAGCCTGTAAATCTGTAACGGTACCTTCTAGATTAGCTATATTCGTTTGTAAGCCTTCACGTTCTACGCCGAACTTGTCTTCAAGCTCTTGGATGATATTGGCTCGCTCTGTCAGGAGTTCTTGTTCCTTGGCGTTGACAGCGGCCAACTGATCTTCTGCGGCTTGGGCTGTAAGTGCATCTTGCTGCGCGACGGCCTGTTCGTATTGATTAGTAAGGTTGATCTTAGCTTCTCGAAGCATTTGTATTTCAGCTTCGGCGTTACCTACCGCCGTTTGTAAAATATTGCGAAAATTTTGGGTGCCTAGGATTCCTTGAGGTCTTGTTGGTATAATTTGGGGGGTGGGTCCTCTTGTAAGTAAGTCTGCTTCAGGTAATTCCTGGGGGGCAGAAAAATCTATTTGTTGTAATACGCTGGGTGGTAAGGATTCTTGCGCTGTTTCTATAGGACTACGTACAGCGGATCCAAGCTCGGGTAAATTCAAGAATGAATAATCGTTTACAAATCTGCCGCCGCTGGTTGGATCTTGAGGACGTCTAGGTGGACGCAAGAAGACATCGTCGGGTATATATGTTTTTTTACCGTTACGTACGGTATAGTTGCCGCCTTCGTCCCTGCCGCCGTAACTGAGTCCTATTTTCATATCATCAGGATTTATAGCCATACAACTCCCATATTTATTAAGCGTTGCAGGCAGTCAAAAATTACATTTCTGGAGAAAGCGTGAACAAAGCTCATCTACCTGCAACTATTTGCAAAAATTATATAGGGAAAAGATAGTTTTTAACAAGGAAAAAATAGGGTGGTTGAGATATGTTTGATTAAGTATTCATATTATTGTCTATAGTCTACTGTCTATACTACTTATAAACTTAGGGGTACGAAGTTCTACTTTCCGCGTCGCAGACCCGATTTTCCGACTCCAATAGAGTCCCATATCCCGATCTATATCCCGATTTACCGCTATATATCTGTATATATACCCAAATATCTCCCGATTTACGTCTATTTCTGCCTGTTTTTGCATATATTTGGGTGTTTTTATCTGTATTTGCACTCCCCTACCCCGATATATGTACCCCTCTTTTGCTATTTTAGACCCCCCTCTCCATATTTCAGGCAAAAAAAAGGGCAAGTCCTCCAAGCTTGCCCTTCACTCTTACGGAGTTCTTATAGTAACTCGTATTTCTTTTCCCAATCCTCGTAGGTTTTTTGCAACCCATACTTCTCATCTAGGACGACGCTATAGTCAACAATCCTCTCTGCTCCGTCGTTAAAGTTCGTCCAATAGATGAAGCCGATATATTCATCATTTTGGTTTTCCCATATTTCTATCCTTGCTTCATCAACTGCGTCTACCCCTTCGTACTTATCGCCTTCTTTTTGATTGCAAGCAAGAGAAGTA